CCATAGGTCGGACGTACTACAATACTTTTGAAAGCAGGTTTAGTTATCTCGGCATCCTGTGCCAATTTCAACAATGCAATTATAGCGCCTAAATTCATCCAATCTCCTTTTTGATATATGTAACAAGGTCGCTAATTGTTGGCGCAACTGGAGCAGGGGCTCCGAAAGTAGGGAGTTTTATGGTTACGGCTTCTTTTATGCCCTCTTTAATATCTTTGCTTACTTTGCCGACTCTCGATTCAAGGTCTGTGATAATATCCTCTGCCAATTTAACACCCAGAAAACCCGCGATAAATCCACCAATAACAACGGGTACGTTTTCATTGGCTAAAAATGTATTTATATTTTCATGAATCTTGTATCTTGATAAAGCGTCACGTTCAAGAGCTGTTACTTTCTGGAGCTCTACGTCTATTGGTACCGCTTCATAGGCCATTAGCGCCTCTTCTTCTTGCCTGCGGGGGTTTTCCTGAACGCTACTGCCATTTTCTTAAGATTTAGTTTACCGTTACGATATCGGAAGCGTGGCTTCTTGCTGTTAGCTTTTACAAACTTATTCCAGGCTGATAGTTTGCGCTTAACTTTGCGTTTTGGTTTTCTGTCAATTGAAAAGTCTACATATTGTTCTTCTTCATCAAGTAAACTAGTACGGATTCCCTGCCGCCCGTCAAAAAAGCCTTGTGAATAATACTCACGTTCTCTCTTTGTGGGCATTATTGCACCTCTTTACCCTCTAATACAACTGTCATGGACCCTGTAGGACCCACAGCCAGGAGTTTTATCCCTGTATTGGGCGGTATAGTATAGTATAAGTTTGGGAATTGGGGCCCGAGTCCAGCATCTATTATAATAAATTTGCTAACGTGGAGAGCTTCTTCGTTGCCCTGAACAGTCCAGGACAACACATCCCCCGCAGAACATCCGCTATAATCGAATGAGACGTTGGTGACGACTGTGTAGAACCTATTAGGAGAGATAAAATCCAGCAAGGTCGTGCCACCTGCGGTTAATGATTCTGAACCGCTCCAGGCGAACATGTGGTCACCAAAGAAGTTAAGACTCGGCCCCGTCGAAAGTGTCATTTGTATATTCGACCTGTTAAGGTTGCACCAGCGTACGTGTTGCTGTCAGCTTCGAAAGCTTCAAGGGCAACTTCTATTAGAGTATAAGACGGAATCAGAATGTCTATAGTACCTGTAGAAGGCATAGCTTCACTTGACCCGTCCGTTTTTATTAATATTGCTCTATTATTATTTATTTTAACTGCTGTTAAGCATTGTTTCCCTTGAGACTGGTTAATATCATCCAACCATCCAAAGGCGCTTAGTTGTCCAACAAAATAATAATTACCTGTTGTAAAAGATAAGGCTGTATAACTTGCTGCACCTGCATTTGTTATGGTACCTGAAAAAGCATAAGCATGATTACCAATAACATGTATATCCTTGCCTATTGAAGCTGTGTTCTGCGGTCCATAACCAACGCCTTCAGGCATTGATTAATTTACTCGAATTGAATCGTGCAGGTTGCGTCGATTGTTGCTGCAGTTGTTACCGCAATCTGAATATCTAAAGTATTTCCACTTGTTACACCCAGAGCGGTCTTTTCTTGCATTACACAGTTTGCTACTCCAACACCACTCGATGCGGCTTGGCTGATTGCAGGTCCCATAAAGGTTGCATCACCCTCTTGAAGCGCCGTGCCCGTTAATTTATATCCTGTACAGAAATCTGCACCCGTGGCGACCCCACTAACTCCCATAGATATAGAAGATATTTGCGATACTCCAGTAGGCACAACCAGGGAAAGCCCCGATGATGCAAACTGACTGGTCATGCTTTGAAACGATGTGGTCGCGCTTAGCGCTGCACTTGTTCTTGTTACTACTATGCTCATATTATGCCCTCACTTTGATTGGTCCCAAGGAAGCCAATACTGGCGAACCACGGGAAAAGGAACGTACTGCAGCCTTTGCCAAAAATGCCCCAATTAAAACTTTCATGATTGGTTGTTTATTTCTTAGTGCTGCTTGTGATAAAGTTGTTAATCCATCATTAAGATTACCAGCCAGGAAAGACTTTGCTGCTGAACCTGCATTAGTCTGTGTTAAAAGAGCTAAAGCAGCCCCAGTTTCAATTACATTAATTCCAAATTGGCGAGAAGGTTTCCTTCTTGCTCTTCCTCGACGTCTAACCATGCCCTTTCGAGGGGAATTGCCTATTTAACTATTAATGCAATAAGCGGAGGTGCTCTCTTTGGATAACCCACAGTGCAATCATACTGCATTCTACACACTTTTCCGCCTTGGGAAGGTTCATTTTACGACATTTAGGATTATCACATTCCCAATAATCACGGTATTCATCAAAAGCTGCTAAAGGCTCGTAGGCAGTTAGCGCCATATTTACAACGTGCGACCTTGTGCCGTTGTTCTTCTCCAGGTATCTATCTATCAAATCAGAAAGTTTGCGGTCCATACTGATAGATACGGGAATAACTCCGCGTCTTTTCCTACCCATTGTAAACACTCTCCATAGACTTCGAGCAGTGTTTACAGAGTACCCGACCTTCTATTGATTTAATTCCTACATACGAGCGTGTTGTTGCTTCACAACGAATACATCTTCCAGGGCTTCTATTGCTATGCATTATTCATCACACACCAAGGACAGCTTTCAGTTGTATAATCTCTTGCTAAAATCTTGTTACATGTTTTACAATTCATTTTATCTCTCCATCATTACCACTACAAACAACTATATAATATTATACTTGTAATTAGAATGTATAATAAACACTATATAATAATATAATAACTAGAGTTCTACGTACCTATATTATATATATAATAGTAAAAAACTACTACTTTAGGCCTAGCTTAACCCTGTTTTGGGGCTGTTTAACCCCTACTTCGGGGCTGTTTTGGGTGTTTAGGAGTCCTTTCAGGCCACTTCTTTTCATTAACATCTCTGCGACAAGCCCCATTATGGGGTTGTCTTTGGTTATTGCATTGATTGTACTTTGACCTGTAGACTCATCCATTTTTTTAGATGCTGCACCTAGGGAACCAAAAAAAGAAGATTGAAAAGTTTCAAGCATTCCGTGAGTTCGTTCTTCTATTTCATCTACGATAGGTTCCAGAATAATTAACAGGTCTTCGTCACTTTCTGTAGACTTCGCCCATTCAACCCACTTATCCTTTGATAATTTGGCGATATAATGGCTTATTCCAAAATAAAATAATGACCAGGCGATAAAGTACCCCAATAATTCTAATGCAGAAATAACCACTACAGGCCAAGACCTTCTTTTGCTCTTGTCAATGCAGTTTCCTTACCATAGGTCGGACGTACTACAATACTTTTGAAAGCAGGTTTAGTTATCTCGGCATCCTGTGCCAATTTCAACAATGCAATTATAGCGCCTAAATTCATCCAATCTCCTTTTTGATATATGTAACAAGGTCGCTAATTGTTGGCG